AGGTTGGACCTTCCGCCGCCGCTTTCCAGTCCTGGCTCAAGCTTGCGTGGAACGCGGATTGGTGGATCGTATTCCTTTGCGGTCTCCCCGCCGAAGCTATTGGCTACGCTTTCCGGCGCGCCCTCCGCCTCTGGCTGGGCGACGACGACATTAGCCGCATGGACATGTGCGTCGACCCCACCGACGATGAGATGATGATCGACATCATCGGCTGGCTTGGTCTTGCGCAGCACGCGCCTTATGACCTCACCGTCGCACAACTCCACAGGGGCATGATCAACGTCAACGCCATGACAGCCAGCGGCACCTACGTCTTCAGCCCTGGCGGCCGCCGATCCGGCGACCCCACCACCACTTCCTTCAACACCCCCCTGCCGATGCTAGGATACGCCTTCGACTTTTGCATGGCCAGGCGCACTGACCCCGTTCGCATACTCGACGCGCATCAGAGACAGGTCGCCACCGAGTCGCGCCTGCTGCTTATGGGCTGTGGCGACGATCAGCTTCGCGCCGAAGGGCCCTGCAAGCAGTTTTACGGCGTCCCGCACGGCATTGCGTGCCCGCCGGTTGGCAGACCACAGGACGGCAAGACCGCCGTCGACACCCTGATTGCTCAGACCACTTATCGCGAGCAGAAATCTGGCGTGTCCTTGGCCAAGCAAAGGCCCCTGATGGAGAATCTGCCCTCCTTCTTCACCATCGAGTACCAGCAGGACGACGCCAAAACTATGGACGTCGCCGGGTTCTCCCTCGCCCGTGGGTTTAAGGCTAAGCCCAACCAGCGGGAGAACTGGTACACCGTGGAGTTGCTGAGCTCCCGCTTCTACCCCGTGCGTGGCCCCACTGGCGTTGAGTATGTCCTCGGCCCCAAGCCAGGCCGCTGCCTGCCCAAGCTGCTCGTCGCGCTCGACCGGCCCGCAAACCTCGCCCCCAACGACTACATTAGCGGTGTGCTGAGCTCCCTCGACAAGGTTGCGAGCTACACCCCCGTGTTACGTGTCGTTCACCGCATCTTGCGGGCACGCTTGGCCGGGCACGAGTGCAAGAAAGTTTGGATCCCTCCGCGTTACGCCCACCAGTATAGCGCCAGCGCCACCCATGAACTGTCCGAGCCGGAGGCGGCACTTCAGTTCCAGGAGGTGTACGGCGTCACGCTCGAGTATGCAGAGCGCGCCATCTTCGACGATCTCAACGGAGCCCCCCTGGGCACCGTCGTCGACAGCCCCGTGATGGAGCTGATGAGTGCAGTGGATGTGCAGGACTAAGGTCCTGCACGCGCTAATGTGCGCCAGCAGTACTTAAGTGAACCCGCCCTAGTAGCGGGGGCTGGTATGCATGTGAACGTGACTGCCCATCTGGGCACACGCTAAGTCACATGCGCACAAGGCGCCAACAGCGAAAAGCCATAAACCGCTGAGGTACGGCGCTCCCACTGGAGCAACGGGGAGTTGCGCCCCCACCATGCCGAGCACTGGGGCAATCCTTCATTGCCCCCCCTTTCCACTGCACCATGCAACACTCCAATCTTCTTTTCACCGATTCACCCGTGTCGCCGCCTGCTTACAGCAGCGACACCCCCAAAGCCGACGCAGCCGATTACAAATGGCTGTTGTCGTACCTGGACACCCTCCTGGCCTGCGGCCAGCGCAGTTTGTCTGTGCGCGCCCTCCGGCTTGCCCTCGCCCACCGCTACCATCCACGCAACCATCGCGAGATGGCTACGTTTGTGCAGCAGGTCGATTCAGAGGCTGCTGCAGTCGTTCAGTCCGCGTACAAGATGGACACGAACGCAGATACCCACCCCGCTGACCCTGCCGGGCCCCCCAGCCAGCATGTGGCTGCTGCCGGATGCCTCATTGACCTCACTCGCCAAGGTGTCGAGCCCAATCCTGGCCCCTTGGGCGACTGGCTGCGCAAGTTGCGCTTCCGCCTCCACGGCAACTACTGCGGCCCCGGTTATTCATCTCGCGCCTTCACTGACAAGCCCGACTGGCGTGTGCCCTCACTGGACTCCTTCGACGAGGTCTGTCGCAAGCACGACTATGACTACGGACGTATGGAGAAACCCGCCGCGGACGCACTCATGGTCTCACGTCTGCGCGACGGCGACTTCAGCAAGATCCAACATGGCAAACTGAAATCGCTGTTGGCCCGCACTGGGTTCACCGTTATGAACGGTGGACTGCCTCCTGTCCAGGAGCGCGATGATTACCCCTGGCTC